TCATAATTGTTAATGTCTAAATCTAAATCATCCATAATATTATATTTATATGTAATATTATAGATTACATCTTTATCCTTATTACATACTGTTAGCTTTAATATTTACAGTATCAAAAAATGTCTTTAAAGCATCTTTACCACCTGAAAAACTGTAAGCAAAATCAGATGCATAAGACTCATTACCTTTTCCATATGCTAGTATACTAGGTATACCAGTAACCATTTTTTTAGATTTTAAGAATGCATACAAGTCAAAACTATCATCAATATCTAAATCAAAACATATAACATTTTCTGGTGTATTCGCAAAATATTGTTCTACATCATCTTTTATTGATTGACATGGTTTACACCAATCTGCACCGAATTTAAATACCATGATCCCAGTATTTTGTTTTAAAAATTCAAAAAACTGATCTCTGTCACGTACTTCAGTGTAAATTTCTTTAGTTTTAGATTTATTAGTAGAGGTTTCCATTTTAATATAATATACACTATTATTTTAAATAGTTATACGCACAACAGTTTATTAAGTTTCTCTAGATCAATAGGATACATTTCAATATGAGACTCCCAAAAATACTTGCAGAATGCCCATTGAAAGTTCCAATTATCAGAATAATATTCTGGTACATTAGACAATAGTATATTTTGTATTTTACTAGGTAATATATCTAATGATTTTCTAGGTAGCACATAGGACAACTGGACAATTGGTGCTACAGGAGAAGACGATTTTTTTTTAATAAATTCGGTATCAAAGTATGGTATATACTTTAATAAGTCAGACATTAATGGTGGATAATGATACTTATAACACCACGACCAATCTTTACATCCTATCGTATAGTATTTAAAAGTCCATTCTAATGCTTCTAGATAATTAATACAAATTTCTTTAATAATATCTTTTTCATAGTTAACATCAAATAATTTCTTATAATATCTATTTTTCCAATACTCTTCTCCAGGATTAATGTAAACTTCAACTGTTCTATTTTGTATTGGTAAATTAAGAAATTTATTTTCACATTCTTCTGGTGTAGATGATGGAAAATATCTTTTAGATTGTCTATGACGTGATTTATATTCAAGATTATAGTAATCTAATTCATTATCAGAAAGATGTTTAATAAACTTTCTAAAAATAGACCAATTGATTTTTGTACCATCTGTAATATTTTCATTATGATTACTAACAGCAATTTTGTATGCATCCATAAGATGAGTGATTCCATGAGTTCTAATATTTATACATGGTATATGTGGTATAAAATCATTTCCTAACATGAAACATATAAATATATAATCATGAATGCGATTTTTCTGATATTCTTTATTAATTAAAGTATTATTGTTAAGAGATTTTGTTAGTTCATCAGCTAGTATATTGATGTCCATAACGTATAATAAATTAGGTGATAATGATGAATCAATATGTTTGATAAACTCAGGTGTTTCACGAAATAGATATATTTCTTTACAATATTTTCTATGATTTAATGAAAGCATAATTAAATCGGCATCTAACCCATAAATAACTGTTTTTTGATTAAGATAATCATTATCTTTTCTTATATCTGAGAATAACTTATGTTCTCCTTCACCTTCGCTTGTACTAGTAGATATTATTAAATTTTTTACATTAAAGTTTCTAGAATCATTGAAATAATTATGTATATATTTTGACAATTTATTCATAAAATTGGTACCAGGTGTAATGTTGGTTGTATCCCAATAAGAAGTTTTGGCATTTTTGAAACTGTTAATAATATTATTAGTAAAGTGTGATTTATATCTTCTAGTTCTTTGTTGTTCCAATTTAGCAACTGGAGCAACTCCATCAAAAGCTATATATACAGTATTGGTAGGTTTTATATCTTTTATATAATCCTCTATTTTCGTACACACAGATTTTATCAAAATATTTTCAAAATTATTTTTTGAATCAATAGATCTTATACAGTCATATATAATAGAATTACAATCCAGTAAAAGATTATCTACAAGACCAAAATCTTTGTTGAATTTTTTAATAATATCCTTATGTTGTTTTACAATATGTGAAAAGTAAGCAGGTATACCCATTATTTATATATAGATAATTTATCTTTAATCTGTTGAAATATAAATATTTTTAGTTTTAGAATTATAAACTTTAGTAAAAATCGTAAGATTAAAACTTAAAAATATTTAAAATCGGTATATATATACAATGAAACATAACCAAAAAATCGTTTACAATGAAACGGATGGTTTATTGATTAGTGCTCCTAAAAAAGATATTTTGAATTTTATTAAATCAAAAATCCTTTCATTCCAGGAGATAATTAAAAAAAGTATATTAGCTGTTCATAGATATAAGTTTATGGATATATTAGGAGCAAATGATATAAATGTTTGCGTGAAAGCATTAGAAACATTATTCTCACAGCTTACAGAAATACAAAATAAGATTGATGCAAAAGAAAAACTAGATAATGATGCTATCATTACAAAATTACAAGAAATCAACAATGATTTATCGGTTTTATTAAAGTCATTTGGTACAGAAAGTATGGACGATCTCATTACAGTATGTTTTGGAAGTGATTTTATAGATTCAATATTGACCGATGAAAATCGTTCAAAATATGAGATTATTAGAAAATATGTTCACCCAATTGGATACAAGGTTATGGTGTGGAAAGGTGATAAAAAATCTAAAACTAATCAAGTTCTTTCAAAAAATAGAATAATTGAAGATTTTATGATAGTAGAGACTGCTGATAATTTTGATTGTTTTGATTTAGCTAGAACTAGTAAGTCATTTCAAACAAAAGTTTTTGGTATAAAGTTAGCAATACAACACGAGTCTTTAAAAAAGACATTAATTATATGTGGTATTGTAGATGAGATTATGATAGAATGTTTAAATTATGAATATTCTAAAAATAAGGTAGAGTCATTATTAAAAGATCGCCCTTCTGATCCAGATTTCAGCGACGAAGCTTTTAAAAGATATATTGATATTTTAACTATCAAGGAACAATTAATATATTCTAATGAGGAATTATATAACAAGTTTGTAGGTATATTAAATCAATTAAGTTTAATAAAACAAAAATCAATATCACAAGTAGTAAAAGAATTTATTAGTAACGAATTGTACGGACAAAGAACAACAATAATACAGTTATTGTTAAAATCACAAGATCCAGAATTTCAATACTTAGCATATCTTTTATATGATCTTCTCTCAAATGATAATAACGGAAATATTGATACTCAGGAACAAACATTATTATTTGATAGTTTGCCTTGGAATATTAAAAAATATTTTAGAGAAGCTATGAAACAAACTATTCAATATACTAATGATTTATGTAATTTTGATAATAGCAAAATCCCTTTAGAACAACAGATTTGCTTGATGAAAGCAGATGATAGTGTTAAAGAAAAAGCAATGCTTAAACTAAAGGAAGTGAAAGCAAAATCAGAAGATTCTGGTACAAAAGCTAGACATTACTTAGAAGGCTTATTGAAAATTCCTTTTAATATTTATAGAAAAGAGCCTATATTAGAGTATCAATCTAATAGTTTAGTAGCTTTCAATGAACTAATTGATTTAATTACTAAGAATTACAAGTATTCTCCTATTGAATCTAAAGATACGTATACTAGTTTAGATATAGCTTCAGATCTACCAATTATAGAGAATGATTTCTTACCAAAACTTTATGAGAGATTTTTTGTAACTTTAATAGAAAGTATGACTAATGCAAAACGAAACACATTAATAGTAAATATTTGTGAAATAAATAAAATTATAAAATTAGAAAAACTAGAAAACAACAAATTATGTCATTCAGGAAAAAAATCTGCTGAGATGAAAGAACAAATATTAACTTTTTTGAATGAAAATAAAACAAACACTGAGATTCTTTTGAAATTATGCTGTGATACAAAATTAATGAATATATACAATGATTACGAAAAGGTAAAATCAATAATAATAAAACTAAATACATCTAGTGAATATATTGAAAAATATATGTCCGACACAAGACAAGTATTAGATAAAGCTGTTCATGGTCACGATAAAGCAAAAAGACAAGTTGAGAGAATCATTGGACAATGGATCAATGGTAAAAATGAAGGTTATAGTTTTGGATTTGAGGGACCACCTGGTGTTGGTAAGACCTCATTGGCTAAGAACGGTATTGCACAAATTTTAAAAGATTCTGAAGGAAGCCCTAGACCATTTGCATTTATTGCAGTAGGTGGAGATTCAAACTCTAGTACAATTAGTGGTCATAATTATACTTATGTAGGTTCTAACTGGGGTAGAATTTGTGATATTCTAATGGAAAAAAAATGTATGAACCCAATTTTCTTTATAGATGAGTTAGATAAAGTTAGTCGCACAGAACAAGGTAAAGAAATTATTGGTATATTAACACATTTAATTGACCCAACTCAGAATAGTGGATTTCAAGATAAGTTTTTCAGTGGAATTGATTTAGATTTATCTAAAGCATTATTTATATTTTCTTATAATGATGTAGATTCAATTGATAGAATTTTATTAGATCGTATTCATAGAATTAAATTTGAACATTTAAATCTGAAAGATAAATTAGTTATTACAAGAGATCATATTATGCCTGAGATTACTGATAAGATGGGATTGAAAGATATGATTGAGTTTGATGATGAGATCATAGAATTTTTAGTTGAAGAGTACACATATGAACCAGGTGTTAGAAAGCTTAAAGAATTACTTTTTGAAATAGTTGGAGAAATTAATCTGGAAGTATTAAAGAATGAAAAGAAGTATCAGATACCAATCAAGGTATCTAAAGAAGATATTAAAACCAAATTCTTAAAAGATCGCACACCTGTTAGAATTACTAAGATTCATAAAGCACCCGCTGTAGCAACTATTAATGGTTTATGGGCAAATGCATTAGGAAAAGGTGGTATTATTCCAATTGAAGCTTCTTCTATATTATCTGGTACTATGATGGATTTTAAACTCACAGGTAGTCAAGGTGATGTCATGAAAGAAAGTATGAATGTAGCAAAAACAATGGCTTGGTCATTACTTACTGATAAACGTAAGAAAGAGTTAGTCAAAGAGTTTGATGAAACCAAATGTCAAGGCATTCATGTTCACTGTCCAGAAGGAGCTACACCTAAAGACGGTCCTTCTGCTGGTACTGCTATCACTACTGTAATATACAGTTTATTATCAGATAGAAAAATTAATAATGAAGTAGCAATTACTGGTGAAATGGACTTAAGAGGTAATGTCACTATTATTGGAGGTTTAGATCTTAAAATTTTAGGAGGGATAGCAGCAGGTGTTAAGAAATTTTTGTTTCCAAAACAAAATGTAAAAGACTATGATAAATTGAGAGAAAGATATGATGATGATGATAAACTATTTGATGGAATATCATTTCATCCAGTAGAGACTATTGAAGAAGTATTGGAGCTAGTTTTCATTGATTAATTTAAAAACTAGATTTTGCCATTTACCAATAATTTGATCGCGTTTACGCATAGCATCTATTAAATCCCAATTATATCTATCATAATAAGGTACTTGAAAATATGAAATTTTTTCATTGAAAGTAACTTCTTTCATGCATACATACATACATATAATAATTTATAAAATAACAATAAATTATTATTACGATAATATATAATGAGTAGACAACAATTAACACAAAGAAGAAGATCAACAAGAATAAATCCTGAATTGAAACCTAAAACCCCACAACAAAATTGGAGAACAGGACTTAATGCTGCTATGGCTGTGACTAGCAATAATCCAGATAGACATAAAAATCCTTCAGGACTTAGAATTAGAGGAAAGGATGGCTCTATAAAAAGAGATCAAAAAGTAAATAGGTTCTTGCAAAATTTTGGCGATTTAGGAAAATATTTAGATGAATCAAACTCATACTATAAAGGTTGGACAGGTATGAAACCAATATATGAAATGGATAATGAAATAGATGGTATAGACTATCAGCAAATTTTTTTAAACAGTGGTGAAGACTTAATATTTAGTAACTGGAATAACATAGTAAGAAATAGAAGTTTAAAGTCAGAACAATTTATTAATGAATTAGGAAGAAAAACTAGTAAGGCTTCTAGTGAAGGTTTGAGAATCCCTGTATCAGGTGGTCTTAGATTACGTAAAGATTTAATGACGGCTTCAAATAGTAGTAAAAAACCATTAATATTTGTTTTCGCAACGCATGCTCATGTAATGTTAGCAGTTGTTTATGAAGGAACAATTTATTCAATAGGGTATGCTCATGTAGTAGAAGATAATCATATTGCTCGTGGAAAAATACCAGCAGGTGTTGATGCATCTCAATTACCAAATTATGTAGATCCTCACACATTTGAAGTTATGCAAGGGGTATTATGGTCTTGTGATTATGTAATGCCTGGTATAAATCATCCAGTGAAAGTCCCATGGATTGATTATTTAGATCATAATATGGCATTAAGATTAAATGATTATTTATCAAAAGTTAGTCATATAGAAATAGATAAACAAACAATAGGTGGAAGAGAAGTTGTATCAAATCAAACACAGTTATTTTTAGATAGAGCTTTATATTTAAAAAGTGCAGCACAATTATCACCTGTTTTTAGAGATAAGGATAAAGCCTTGAATTGTATACTGTGGGCTGGATATATAGTAGGAAAAGACTTCAGTTGTGGCTTATTAAATGATCCTAAAGATTGTAAATCAATACCTGATAAAATGATGATAAATCTTTATGAAGATCAAACCCGTGAAGGTAATTATTATGTTAAATTTAATGATCATGCATTGAGGGAAGCCCATAAATATTTACAACCTACAGTACCACATAAGGTATATAATACTATACTTAGAAATCCTAAAACAGCAGCAGCAGTGTGTGGAGCAGGTACAACTGTTTTGTGTGGAGCTCCAGCAGCAACAGGAACAGTAGCAGGAGCAGCAGTAAAAGGTGCGATAGCCGGAACAGCTATAGGAGCTTGTTGTCAATATACTACTGGAGCAGTAATGGGTAGTCGTGGTAGTAGTAATATTAGTGATGGTGCTCCACAAGTAATGAATATGAGTCGTCATGGAGGTAAAACACGTAAAAGAAAATACAAAAAACGTAATAAGCGAAAAACTAAGAAACGTCTTAGAAAAAAGACCAAAAAACGTAATAAGCGAAAAACTAAAAGTAAACGTAAGTTTAATAAAAAAACTAGAAAGACTAAATAATAATTACTGATAAAGATCTAAGTTACGCGTTTCTTTAGGAATAGATAAATATTTTCTATCATAATTATATAATTATGGCAAGTATGGCAAGTATGACACAAACAAGTGATAGTTGTGACTATTCAGGATTAAAAGCATTAGCTAAAGAAGCTAATGAAAAGCATGATGAATCTGAACAAATTAAACTTATTGAAGAGATTGCAAAAGCTTTTCCAGATATTAAACAAACTAGGAGTGGAGCAACATATGGTGGAAGAAAAGGTAGATCTAAGAAAGGTGGAGCAAACAAAGCATTAGTACATACGATATGTCTTATGATGATAGGTGCTACAGCATATGGTTCATTTTATTTAGGAATTGCTGTAGCTGCTAGATTAGGATATTTTGATGCAGCACAAAGAATGTATGATCTTGCAAGCTCAGCAATCGCTGGTTGTGGTGAACTAACAAGTGGATTAGCTAGAGGACAAGCTTCAACACTTGCTAATCGTGCAGGAATTAATCAAGATTTAATATCCTGTTCTTCAGCTTGGACAAGACTAGAAACTGCACAAGCTAGATTAATGGAATTAACAAGGATGTATGGACAAATGGCTGCTGCTAATGGTATAGCAGTAAGTGTAGCTGGATACAGTAGATTATATACATTTGTAGAATCTGTTATAGATGGTTCATGTCCATCTAGACAAGCACAGGATGAAGATGATGAAGGAGCTGAAGGTACTGGTGGAGCACGTAGACGCAGAACATACAAGAAAAAACGTGGAGGAGCTCGTCGTGGAGGAGCAAAAAGAGCATCGTGTGGTATGAGTGGAGGAAAAAAGAGAAAATCTCGTGGCCGTAAATCTCGTGGACGTAAATCTCGTAGACGTAAATCTCGTAGACGTAAATCTCGTAGACACAAATCTCGTCGTAGACGTTAAGAATAATATATTAATAATTTAATCTATTATTCAAAAATAAGCTTTTCAAAAAATTTAGTGTTATGATACTTGATATAATTATCTATAAATTTATACAAAATAGTAGATTGATAAATATTATTTTTTTTGTAAGATTCACATAACAAAAGTATAAAAATAAACTGTTGTTTAGATATTTTGTTTAATAAATACTCTTTGTATAATGTAGATAATAGTTTAAGATCATATTTCTTAATAATAAAATATGTAATAGAATAAACTTTAACTTTACTATATGATATAGTTTCCATTAAAAAAGAATAATATTTAATATTTCTTAAATATATATACAATATGGCGTTAAGCTTAGAACCTAGTCAATTAATACAATTTTTTACAGCAATGTCTCCACTATTATTAGCTTTTTTATTAGTAGTAGTATCATTATTTAATCAAGATGTAAAAGGATTGGTATATTTAGGTGGTGTTTTATTAGGAAGTTTTGCATGGTTGTTAATGTTGTTTTTAATAAAAAGTCCTACAAACCCTGATAGAGCTGATTCTTGTAATATGATAAATTGGCCTTTTAATATTACTGCTTACAATAATCCTAATTACAGTAGTTATTTTATAGCTTTTACAATTGCTTACTTAGTACTTCCAATGTACTTTAATGAACAAATGAATTGGACTGTATTAGTATTCCTTTTAACTCTTTTTGTAGCTGATGCATATTCTAGTGTATCAAAGAAATGTACACCAGTTTCAGGACCGGTAATAGGAAGTATTATCGGATTACTAATGGGTGGAACGTGGTTTACAATATTTCATGCATCTGGAAATGATGATTTATTATATTTTCAAGAGATGTTGAGTAATAATGTAGTATGTAAAAGACCAGCAAAACAAACATTTAAGTGTTCAGTTTATAGAAAAGGTGAGTTGATATCATCAAGTATAATTTAAATAGCAAAATGTTGAATATTATTATCTAAAATACGTAGTATTTCACTACGTACTTTATTTCTTTCTTTTTTTTCCCATATAAGTTTAACATCATAAGTGTTAACCATAAAATGGTTATACCAATCAGCAGTTGCTTTTCTAAAGTCATATTTTTTATATTGTTCTAAAAGTTGTTTATTTTGTATTTTTTTTCCTGTTCTACTATTTACAAGATTATGAAACTCAAACACAAAATTCTTCAATTCATTTTTACTTCTTATTAAGTGAAAAAACTTATAATTATTAATAATATATGTAGCATGTAATCTACAATCAGGACAAGGTAATATAGCACAAATATCTTTAATAAATTTTAAAATTATGGGATACATTTCTTTAAATGATTCTTCTTTTACTCTTTCTGCTAAACAATGAAAAAATATCCAACATGTTGGCCCCCAATTATCACCGAATTTCATAATATATAATTAATATAAAGATTTAATTATATATTATAATACATAAATGTCGTACAAGATAGAAGACGATTTAGAATTTTACAATATGTTATATTCTGAACTTAATAAAAAAGAAACACCAAAACAAGAATCTAAATGTTGTTTGATTAGTAAACAACCATTAGATAATACACGCATTAAGTTAATGTGTGGACATGAGTTTAATTATAACCCATTATATAGAGAAATAAAAAAACAAAAAATGCATCATAATCATTTAAGTATAGTTAGGCTAAAAAAAAACCAATTACAATGTCCATACTGTAGAAATATTCAGGATAAAGTTTTACCTTATAAACCATATGAAGGCGTAACAAAGTGTTATGGTGTAAATTCACCACCAAGCTATGAAATGTTGATGGATAAATGTAGTTATGTATTTAAATCTGGAAAAAGGAAAAATCAACCTTGTAATAAACACTGTAATGGTAAATACTGTAATGGACACTTAAAATTAGTAGAGAAGCAAAAGGAAAAACTAAAGAAAAAGGAGGAAATGAAAGAAAATACAATCATAGATAATTCAAGCATTCTTGATGTATTTGGATCTAATACAACAAATCCATTAAATATTGCAACTCTAACAGTAGTAAAATTAAAAAGCGCAGCTAAAGAACTCAAAATTAAAGGTTATTATAAAATGAGGAAAGCAGATCTAATCACTGAGGTATTAAAAAAAATGAACTTAGATAAAAAGGAGTAAAATATATAATGAATGAAGTAGAAATAACATTAGTTTTAATAGGAATGTTAGCAATATTTATAGGTATACCTACGATTTGTATATGTTGTAAACCAGATATAAATAGTTTAAAACCCTTAGGTAAATATTTATTAAAATAATATATAAAAAATTATGTATATATATTATTATTATGGAAACTAAAGATCAGTTGGTGAGCCATATAAAAGAGTGGTTATCTATTGATGAAGAAATTAAATTACTTAAGAAAGAAATAAAGAGTAGACAAGAGAGAAAAAAGAACTTAACAAGCGATTTAGTAGAAGTTATGAAATCTAATGAAATAGATGCATTTGATATAAATAATGGTAAATTAATCTATAGTAAAAGAAAAACGAAACAAGCTATAAGTAAAAAACTATTATTATCATCATTACAAGATATTTTTGAAACTCCCGAAGAAGTACAAAAGATTACAGAGCATATATTAGATTCACGTGGAGAGAAAATAAAAGAAATAATAAGAAGAAAAACTAATAAAAACTAATATATTAATATATATTATATTGATGATACCTAGTAGTAAAATTAAAAATGATTTAAAACAAAAAATGAATTTTTCACAAGTCAAATCTAAAAAACCAGATTTAGCTGGAAATATCAAAACACAAGCAAAGTCAGTTAAAGAAAATATTCTAGCTCCTGAAAGAGCAACACCAGGATCAGTTTCAATAATGTCTTTTTTAAAAACTAAAACAATTGAGAGAAAAAAGAAAGATTTTGAAATTATGAATCCTATAAAGTATTACTATTATCCAACAGAATTCCTTAATAAAGATATAGAGAATATACAATTAGGTAAAAAGATTAATATGTGTATATTCACAGTAAATACTGAAATAAGTAAACCATTTTTAATGTTTTTGTTAAGTAATAAAAATAATTCTTTTTCATGGCCACAATTTACATCAAGTAAAAACGTTAAAAGTGAATGTGAAGATAAATTAATAAATTTACAAATAATGAATGATACTGAATTTAGTGGATATATGGAAAAAGACGATCAAGTTTATGTTTTTTATAAGCTTATAGATAATTTTGATTATGATCAAAATATTAAATCTACTACACCATTTTGGTTTGTGACAATGTTTGAAATTTTATTTAGTAGAAAGGTAATGTATTTTAAAATAGAGGCACCTATTTCAGATCTTTTTATAAAAGAACGCAGATTGCAGTATTTATTAGATAAAAATAATCTATATTACCAGATTCCAGTTGTAATGTATAATGGTGTGCCTTCACATAAGTTAGATTTCTACATAGAAGCAGGTTTATTAAAAGCAAGTATTTTAGCATCTCAAGGACCATATTATTATTTTGCAAATTATTTAAGAGCAGCAAAGTTTGGTAGTTGGAATGTAACAGGTGGTTACAAAGAACAAGAAATAGGAGGAGACTTAATAACAGATAATGAATTTGGTAGGTACATAAAAGGTGGTGTAATAAGATATGTAGTTTATCCAGGTAAAAGCAAGGTAGTCATGAATAGAGATTGGGATCCTGAAAATAAACAGAGAAAAGACGATATAAATAATTCAAAAGAAAAAAATAAGATTTATGACACAAAAGGTGAATGGGTAAAAGAATATGATTCAGTTATAGTAGGACCGATTAAAGTAGATAACAAAATATTACATAATGGAACTAGTTTAACAGTAAAAAGTTATTATCAGTATAAATCTTTATCCTATCATTATCTAAATAAAAAAACTATTCCAGATCAATATACACCAGATATTGATAAAAATTATACTGACTTAGATTTAAGATTGAAACATTTAAGAATAGAATAAATATATTTATTATATATAATGAATCAAGCTTTAAGAATAGCATTGACTATTTTTGGTATATACATTTTTATCTTATCCATTACATCTATTGCTGCTTTTGTAGGTATTTCTACAGATGAATATATAAATTATCTTCTTTGGATAGTTGCTTTATTAATATTTTGGTTATTTTTACCAAAAACAACTGGGTCAGTTTTCTTTAACTAGTTTTGTATAATATATATAAAATTGAACTAAATATATTATACGATTAAACAGTATAAAGCCTAACGATGGAACGCAAAATCAACAAAAAGATTGAAGAAGCATTTACAAATTATAAACAAGATATCAAAACTGGTATTGTCGGTGTTATTACAGCTATCAATTGTCAGATAGATGTGGAATATGTTAGTGATATAACCATAAAAGAAACTGTAAAAACCGAATTAATGAATCTATTACAAGAGTTATACGATCATCCAGTGCTAAAACTTGATAAAACTGATTTCCAAAAAAGAAAAAGAGTGAAAAATGTAGTACCTCTTCACGACAGATGCATAGCTTGTAGAGCTAATGGTGAACAATGTACTAGACGTCGTAAAGGAGACTCACAGTTTTGTGGTACACATATTAAGGGGACACCTCATGGAGTAATTAGTAAAGAAAAACAAGATAGTGAACCAAAAGAAATGATCAAAAAAGTATCAGTATGGGCACAAGACATCAAAGGTATAATATATTATATTGATGATGACAGTAACGTATATGAAACCTCTGCTATCCTTCAAGGAATGGATAATCCTAAAATTATAGCCAAGTATCAGAAATCTTTAGATAATGAGGGTAATGTTGCATATGCTATTCCATCATTTGGTATTTAAAATCATTTAAATAGAAGATAATTTATATATTTAATAATGCATGAAACTGTAGTAGAAATATTAAATATTGTAGGTATAGATTTTCAAAAACTTAATGATCAATCTGACCAATTGATTATATACAGAGATACTCTTATAGATCCGGAAAAATACAAGACAGTAAAGGAGAAAATAGGTGATCTAAAAAAGTTTTTTTCATCTTCTTTCTTGACGAGCTTACAAGAAAACGCACAAAAAAAACAGAAATGGCCTCTACTTAATTTAGTTAGACAACTATTAAAAGTCAACATGTATGAAATGAAACCTATTAGGAAAAGTGATGGTTATACTAAGGATGGTAAAAAGAAATATATCCGTTTTTTCTTGATACAAAAAGTAAATAATACAAGTGTTGAAGTTTCACAAGAACAAATATAATCTAATATCAGTATATAATGTTTAATTATATTAACAAAACTAAATATAAATTGTTAGATATTCCTTACTATTATAAAGTAAATGATATATTAACTGATAAACCATTTGTAATGCCTACTAAAAATCATTTATTTAAATTTATTGAAAATTTTAAATTAAACTATGTAAGATCTCACTTATTTAAAATAATTCTTCATGGAGGATATAATTCTAATTCAAAAAAAACTCCTGATGTTGATATAGTTATATCTTATAATGATATAACTTATAAAAATTATGAAGATATATATGATTGTATGTATTTTTTAATATTAACATCAATGAAAATGTTTCATATAAAAATAGATTTATATTACGTAGATAAACCTTGTACAATTTGGAATTCTTCAATTATGGATTATTGTATTACACAAAATATGAATAAATTAAAAGAACATGACCAAAATAAAATAATAAATCAAGGTGAAAAGTTAAAAATAGTAATTTCAGTAACATTAAAATCTAAGAAAAAATCATATTATCGTATCGTTAATAGAAAAAAAAACATCTTTATTACTATTAATAATAAAGAATTGGTAAAAGATGATCATAAACCAGAAGCAGTACCTTTTTCTAAACAAACAAAACATGTTTTGAAAGGTAGAATATATTATAATGATGTAGTGTTAATTGAAAATAATATTATTAATCACAATTATTTTAAAATATAATTTATAATTTATTAACTATATTTTAATTACTTTGTTCAAAGTTGTATACCGACACCATCTCCACCAATACCGTCATCACTTTCGTCCTCATGATTGTCTGGACTATCTCTATCACTATCTCTATCACTGTCTTCACCATCTGGTTCAGGTTCAGGCTCAGGCTCAGGTTCAGGTTCAGGTTGACAAGATCCCCAACATTTATAGTCGTCGTCAACATCATTATTCCAATCATATCCACGATAAATAAATAAAGCATCATATGGAAGTTCAGCGATATTTTCATCAATCATACGTGTTTCATCATTTTCTGTTGTTTCATTAGTATCATTTAAATTATCTCCTGTACCTGTCCAAGTTTTAATATTAGCCTTCACTTTCATAAAACACTTTCCACAATGACTATCACTTTTGAACTCACCTGGTCCATTTGGTAAATGAACACCTACTACGCCAGAAATTACTGGAGTATCCGATTGAGTTGGATTACGTTGGTAAGCAGTCCAGTTTAAACCAGGATTAATTACAGTGCTGAAGCTACTATTATATGTTAAATATCCTAATGGTGGTAATCCATCATAATATAGTGTATAAGCAGTATTCTCTTTTAAGTTTGCACATAAATCTTTTCCAATATCCTCAGAAGTACTAATCTCTGCATTTAGACTTGTTATATCACTTACTCCAGTAATCCTATTTCTAAATTTTACCAGTCCTGATACATCACCTTCAAAAATGACATCATCATCAAGTTGACCTTCAATAAGTCTTAATGGTCTTCCATCAGGATTTAGTCCGGTGGTTGAAGCATCAATTATATTTCTTCTGGCAAATCCGAATGTAAAATTACCTGAACCTACAGGTGTGTTACGACAATCACAACAATATTTATATGTAATCTCTGCAGTTGCTGGAGGTGCTGGTAAAGATCCACTAACACTATTCGGTGGTGTTTGAAGCGTGATATTGTAGATGGTTCCAACTAGTATTATTGGTTGTCCCAATGAACCAAACTTTGTTACAATTATATCTGTTTCACATTGTACACATATGACTAATTCCGTCAATTGGTAAATTTGACCGATGACTGTTGTATTAGATAGTATTAGTGAGGGCTCCCAGTTTATGGTTTGAGGAACACTTTCCCCACAGGGAGTATATGTCACGAAATACGTACTTTGATTATTTGGAACAAGGTTCTCTAACGAAACTTCAATACAATCACTACATGATTCAGGCTCAGGTTCAGGCTCAGGTTCTGGTTCTGGTTCAGGTTCTGGTTCTGGTTCAGGCTCTGGCTCTGGTTCTGGCTCTGGTTCTGGTTCTGGTTCTGGTTCAGGTTCAGGTTCAGGTTCAGGTTGAGTTACACAAGGTTCACAAGGTATATTAGGATCACTAGGTGTGATCACAATTGCTTGTATGCCCGCCATCCAAAGCGGGTGTCCGGATGTGAATGTAAATGTTTCATCTTCACAACAATCTTCCATTTCTAATACCTCAACAATTGATTCTAGTAAGGGTACGACCGCTCCAAATGTTAAGTAAGTAATTTTTAATGTAACTTTTCCATTATTACATTTTACACATGTCATTGTTAATGGGGAAGAGAATGGGGCGTTTAATTCAGTTGATCCGCTTACACAACACTCTGCTTTTAGTGACGAAAGAAGTGAATTAGTTTTTAAACTTATTTTTAAATCTACACACTTATTATCACATAGTTCAGGTTCAGGTTCTGGCTCAGGTTCAGGCTCAGGCTCAGGTTCAGGCTCAGGCTCAGGTTCAGGTTCAGGCTCTGGTTCAGGTTCTGGCTCAGGCTCAGGTTCTGGTTCAGGTTCTGGCTCAGGCTCAGGTTCAGGCTCAGGTTCAGGCTCAGGTTCAGGCTCAGGC